TTGATACAGCCAATAAGGAATATTGGGGGCAGTAGGATCGGTGTAGCTATAACCATCACCAATACCACCACGAAGACCAAACTCCCAGTTCTTCCAAAGTTGCCAGGAATAACGAAGCTTAAACTCCGTATAACCACCGGTCTGCTGATCAGGGCCTGTAGTACGTGAAACGCCTTGCTCTACCTCAGCGTCCCAGCCGTTCTTGAAGTCTACACCAGTGGAGAAAGCTTCAGTATTATTCCATTGATACGGTCCCCATTGACCATCAGATTTTGAACGCTGATACATACCCGTGTAGTGTCCTTCTACGTTATACTCAAGTGGCTCAGCCTGTGTGAGTACTACTTTATTCGTGGCGCCGGCGTAAGCGGTGACACTTGTTAGCATTGCAACAATTAATGCGATATATTTGTTTTTCATATGTTTATGTATATGGTTAAATTACTTGATAAATGTAAAGGTACCTGCGATAGAAATCAAGAGTAAAGCCCAAGCAATTAATGCTGCATAGTAGGTCTTCAGACTCGTACCAAAGTACCGCTTGCCAATCATAACGCACTCATGCATTGGAGTAACGAGGTAACCGGCATAATCAAGAGCGAAGAACCAAAGGAGATACTCCTTACCAAAGATTGAGCTCATAAGAACGGTGAGAGCAGCGAACTTACCATCAGATCCCATTGAAAACGATGCAATGAAAGTAATGAGACTAATAATAGTAACACCCTTAAAGGTATGCATATCAAGACCAATGTGACGAACAGTGTTCTCAATCCAATCACGATGTTCTTGCATATATCCGGATGCAAAGAATATAACACCAATGATCGCCATTGTTGTCCAATTGATATACCTATTAAGCTTCTTAAGACTGAACGTCTTTGTAATGATAATGTAGTATGCTGTGAGTGCACCGAAGATTGTAAGAACCGGTGTCATACCTTCACCGCCTAGAAGGATATACCCAACAATAGCTGCAAGGAAAGGGACGACATTCTTAAAGAATCCACCAAAGTTAAACTTCGGACGTTCCTGAATCTGGACTTCATTCTCGCTAACACCAAACCAGATATAAGCTCCAATAAAGAGAGCGGAGATTGCGATCAATGGCCACATCATACCAAGCCATGCTGCATATCCAATACCAAAAGCGGCCATAGGAAGTATGACAGGCTTCTCAAGAGGTGACCACATATAGAAATGGTGAGTTGTCAAGAAATCAACAATACCGAGCTTCTTACGACTTTCGTTATTATCTTTTTCGTGTCCAATACAGTTATGTTTTGATGTAGCTGTATCAAGAATACCCGCTGACACTGTTGCTCTACCTTCAATAGGTAAAATACCGCTTACAAAGGAAAGAATAGAAATAACTGCTCTATTACTCCTGAACTTTGATTTTAGGTATCCGTAAATGTCGGTGAAGATACCACTATCTTTAATAATTCCAGATACAATCATGATTGCACCGAGTACAAACAGATAGATCTCGTCTTCTAGATATGACCAGTTAACCCTGTCCAGTATATGTTGCATAGATCTATATTATATGCCCACAAAAAAAAATCCAACTAGAAAAATGGAGCCAGTGGAGGGACTCGAACCCCCGTTGTTTGTCTACCGCTTTACAAAAGCGGTGCTGTCGCCGCTGAGCCACACTGGCAAAAAAATATTTAAGCTACAACTAAAGCGAATTCAATCTTTCGGAGGATTACTAATACCTCGTTCTGAACCGGAATTCTGTCGGCTCTCTAATTGTAGCAAATTGGTGGAGGCGCCGGGTACTGCCCCCGGGTCCTTATAATATTTCTTCTATATCTTCTACACGCTTATGTAAATTTAGGATTTGATTGACTAAAGGCTCCTATGGCTTACCGACCTATCTTTTAGAGTCTGCCTATGTAGTTGAAGAGTACTACACGCCCCCTTGTACTAGATTTTCTAGGAATCACAAGTACTTCCATAACCTATTGTTTTAGCTCTCTAAGATCTTTAATAGGATCTAATCTTAGTTTTTAGGCTGCGAGGAGCATCTCTTCTTCAGCGCCAACAAAGAGGTCGGCGTTGTTGAAGATGTACTCAGCTTCAGCTAAGAGCGCATCAGTATTATCTTCTGCGTTTAGTTTTTTAGAAGGCTTTTATAGTGGCCAACCTCCCAACCACTGCGTGCAATATAAATTCAGACTATAAGTCGAATCTATGTCGCCCCCAAATTATTTATCAAAGAACAGTTAAAGATTTAAGCCAAAGTTCTAATAACCCACATCTGAAGCTTTTGAGTCTTCTGTGCTACCTGATAAAGAGCTCTTGAAACATAGTTACTCCAAAACTTTGTCCAGCAATTAAAAGTAATCTTATTCAGAACCTTCTTAGTCTTGGTCCAAGGATGATTTTCATAAGCATTTACATGGTCCTGCCACTCTTTTTCTCTAGCCGCATTCTCTTCAGCTGTACTTGTAATCTCGGCTTTTGTTAGCTTAATACTCTTAAGCTTTCCATTATCAAAGAGTGCATCAAATTCAATGCTCCAGGTATTATTGTCCTTATCTTCCTTATAATGATAAAAGTTAATGACACCATGATGAGATATTTTTTCAGTCTTTCGACTTGATTCAACAAACTTATAAGGCCATACCCATCTCTTCTTCTTTCGAGCCTTCTTTTCTTCAGCTTCAGTCATTGTTCTGACCATCTCGCCTTCAACCTTATCCCAATAAAGACCAGTACCCTTAATGGTGTAAGTGGTCATGGTATTATCCAGATCCTTGGTCTGAAAGTCTTCTAAAGTCCAATCAGTATCAGGAAATGCTTTCTTAATTTCCTTAGTGATTGGAAGTTTGCGTTTAACTAGAATTGTGTCGAACATACCCATAATTTCTATATATTATACAGGCACCTAAACTAAAGTCAAGGTCTGAATTGGTGTATGAGTAGGAATTATATCCTCTTCTGTAGTGTAATTAATATTAATAGCTACCCTTCTTGACACTCTAGTCGGTGTTCTACCGCTATGATAGAGATGACCATCAAAAATCACCATTCTATTTGCTTTCGGTGTAACAGTTTGTCTAACGGTCAAATCGGGTATTGTATCATCATCAATTTGAATATTACCATCGAGTGTAGATAGAGATGGGCTAAAACGTTCATTATAAATGATCGTATCACCGTCGGAATCGTTTAGATATAGTAACGCCGTACGATGGGGTTGATTTAAATCAATGTGAGTACCGAATTCGTAATTCTCATCGGCAACAGTATTAAGAATACATCGAATACGGAGAATAGATTTTACCTTCTCTCCAGCGTAGCCAAGGGCAAGACGAATAGAGGGCTCAATTATATGGTGAGGATCAAAAACAAGTATCCCGTCATTTATTACTACCCGTACAAAACCATATAAAAATGGATTTGTTATAACTTGTTCCTCTAATGCCGTGCGACCGTAGCACCACGGAAAATCCCACTGCATAATATCATCATAAAGCTTTTTAAAATTATATGCAGGTAGAACATTATCAAGTACTCGTATCATATATTAAGAATAGTATCGTATTAATACGATATCAAGCTAAGTATTGTAGGACATTATTCACGTAATCGTTAAAAGCTTCTTTAACCGGTTTATTAATGTGTTCTTTAGCTGTATTCAGTTCTTTGGTTAAGAAAGCCCTTACTTGTTCTGGGCTATTAAAGTTATCTGCGCGCATTTCTATTGCAATACCACCGGCATCTCTCCAAGATCGGATATAAGGAGGGAAGTCATCAATAAGAATATTCGGTGTACCATCTTCGTTCTTAGCGTAGGTAGCTTTACTTTGTGGGAAAAACATTTCGTCAGGCAACGGATTGAGATGTTTATGAATCCAAATTCTCTTACCGGCTTCAGAAGCTTTTGAGTCAATGCCTGCTGGATGAGAGCAAATATTATACCCCCCAAATTCCTTTACTACGGTATCGATAATAGCCTTTGTTAATTCTCCATTCCTACCGAACGGTTTAAGATTAGCAAAGAACTCCTCTACGTTTCCAAAATTATCAACGAAGTGTTCCCTATCATACCAGATTTTTTTAGCCTCTGCTTTCTCTTCAGGTGTTATATCCTTATATTGTTTGTTGAAGAATCTATAGCTGATAGCGTCAAACAATGACGCAAGTACACCGTCTAAATCCAAAAAAACTTTCATAGACGTTTATTTATTCTCTGCTTTACGATGTGAGCGCTTCCACCATTTACACCAGGCGTTGGGCTTAATATCACCGACAACTGCAGTACATTTTCCACCCTTTATCCACATCGTACACTCATCACATCGCTGACCCTTTACAGTATGACCAACATAACCTGCTTCAGCCTTTGAATGCTTGGGTTTGGTTTTTTCAAATATAGATTTAAAGATCATTTTGCTGTTAAAATTACGACGAACTTATAAAGAAAATATCCTTTGAAATGTCTATTAACAAAATCCTTCTTTGCACTCAATACAAGCTTGTTTTCTATGTCTGCAAATTGTCTTGTCTTCTCTTCTAAATGTTTTTGTGCTAACTCTGTTGTTGCAAAATACCCGCTCCATTTAATGGTATTGCGATCAATTTTTGGTGATTCGACATGCAGGGGATTATGATCGACAAGAGACATGGCATAAAATATTTAATCTTTTTTATGACCAAAAGAAGTGACGATATTTGATAAGTTGCGTCAAAATCTCTGTATCCTTATCCTGAATAAGCTGTTCAAGACGATTTACTTCTCCGTAAAGCTCCTCATATGATTCTTTGCGCTCCTTCATCCTAAAGAGTTTTTGACCATTAAGTGTTTCATTAGTCTCTTCAAACCATTCATCTACAGGACGGATAGGTGGGTAGGCGTTATCCATATCCTTTTCTAGCTTCGGACGCTCAATAGTAATATAATCGTAAGCAGACTCCAGCCAACGAGCAAACTCTACAGCGTGTTCTCCTGTTCCCTCCCAGTCAGTGTTTCCATGAAGGTACTCTCCTTCGTAAAACCCTTTAATAAACTCGAAGTTTACAATCTCGATAAGATGACTTACATCTGACCAGGTACGAGGAATAACTTTTCTGTAGCGCTTGTTTTGTGGACGAAAAATTGGACGAATCTTATCGTAGTAGTAGAGATCAGCCCAACGAGGAACAAAAGGAATAAGCTGCCAAAGCTTTCTTGTACCGAACTTATCTTCTAAGAAATTATTAAACTTACAGCGAAACGATTTTTCATACTTTTCATAATCAGCAAAGTCACAACGTAGCTTATGATTACGTGCTTCAAATTTTTCAGGCGTCATATTTGAATTGTATATTAGATTGTATTGAACGGCAATAAAAAAACTTCCTCGCTTGGGCACGATCCAAGAATACGTCTTCCAAAGAGACGGGTGTTACCAATTACACTACAAGGAAAAAAGCCTAATATTTCTTTACAAGCTTACCCTTTATCTTAACAAACCCCTCGACCTTCTTTGCAGAAGGCTTAGGAAAGTTTTCTCTAATTTTTTTAAAGTCCGCTGGACGATGTTTTGAACCTTTACCCGCCATATTAGTGTTTTGTGATTGTTGCTTCGATCTTATTTACCGTCCACAGAGCTTTAAGTCCACGCTTTTTATTATTCTTAAGCTTACCTTCGAGTGTGAGCTCACGGAGTAGATAACTGGCACGCGTTGCATCAATACCTAGTGCATCGCAAACAGCGGTGACGTTGAACTGACCATTGAGCTTAAGAATCTCTTCCTTGGCTTTTTCCTTACGATCAGCTTTCTTGCTCTTCTTCTCACCCTCTTCAGCGTTAGCAGTAACCGCAGTAAAGTCATACCCACGGCTAGTGAACGAGCAGACATAGTCAATTCCAGGACCGAAGCGATTCTTGGAGAAGTAAATCCTACGAAAGTCCGCAGACTCACCCATCTCAACGAACATATTCACGTCGACAGCGTACGTAAGATGATTGCTCCCGCGCATAACCCCACCCTTGGTAAGATGGCAGATGATAATAACAGCGCACTCCGTCTCCTTAGCATGCTCAATAAGCCTCTCAATAGCAGTACGCTCGTCGAGAGTCCCCTTATCCATAGCTTGAAACGAATCGATGACGATCAGATCCATTCCATCCATAAAGGACAGGATCTTATTGAACTTAGACTCATTACAGATACCAACGTCATCGATACCAAGTCGACGGCAGCTAAACGCAACCTGATGAATAGACTCTTCAGCGCTAATATAACCAACGTTCTTACCATTCCTGGACATACCGTCAAGGATCTGAAGAACCATTGTAGACTTACCAACACCGGCCTTCGAGGACAAGGTAGTACAAGAACCTGGGAGAACACCACCACCGAACATCTCATCAATCTCAGGAATATTCGAACGAATACGACGAAAGTAGATCTCAGGGATCTGGACGTCCTTAACAGCGGTAAATGAAGTGGATACGATATGATTAAGTTTCATGTTATTATTATGGTGGAATTGAAAAGGAATTACAAGCTTAAAGCTTCTTAAACTTTCCTTCAGCGGACTTCAAATCTTGGAACGTCCAACCTGCAATTCCCCACTGTGAGGTACCAGGATAGGCTTCCCCGGGGGGAATCTTCTGACCTCCAAGTTCGTAACCGTTATGCTTACTGATCTTAACTACTTCAAAGGAAACACTATCCTGACCTTTTTTTGACTGTTCGAAGATAGCCTTCATTCCCTCACGCTTAATCTGCTTGTAGTTAAATCCCTTCTTATTGAACGTTTTAGGTATTGTCTTCATGATTCTCTAATAGTATAGATTCTTTACAGGGAACGCAAGCTTATTTCCCGTTTATTTCAAGGGCCCGTTGTATAAAAGCGTCACCTAATGCAATAGTAATCCCTTCGACTCCAAGTTCCTGGCGAACTTCAGAAGGTGTCTTTCCTGCCTTTAATAACGTGAGAGCGTCTCTACAGATATAATGCTTGAGGAAGTCTTCCTTTGATCCAGCAACTTTAGCCTTCTCCTCAAGATACTGACTATTCGTCGGACGGGTTCTCCCTGTGATAATACAAGTAAGAACGGAAGGATCTTTTCCTATAGCTTTCTTAAATCGTTTATTAATTTCTGCAGCATCCATCATATTTTTGATATTATAAAATTGTTAAAAATAATGCAATTAAAATGTTGAAAAAAAGAGACCGACTCCTAAGTTATAGCAGCCGGTCTCCTCTTTGTTCAGCTATGATTAAGCAACGGTGATGTCGTTGGTAATCAGGGCGCGGCGAAGATCGCGAGCGTCAACGCGCTTGACAGTACGGCTGTACTGGTTGGCACGGTTGAGGACGCGGGCCTTCTTAACGGTGAAGGAACCATTGCGGTTGCGCTCCATCGTGACGAAGAACGTCTTCGGGCGAAGATTCTTGTTATCGTAGTTCATTGTTATTTCACCTCCTTTCTTTTTGGTTTCTCAATATTGGATCCTGTTTTTAAGTAATCCACTATTAAATTTTAAAATTTTCCGGGAGCTTGATCTCCTCAGGTTCTGGAAGAAGAAAGCTATCGGTCTTAGCCTTCCTGCTCGTACCTTTACGCTTGTACCCGATAAGGAAATGCTTTCCGTCCTGGGTACTCTTAATAACTGGTACAAGACGACCTTGCTTGATCAGTTTTTGAATGTTATCTGGATTCATTTTTCCCATATGATTTTTTGATAGTATAGAGCTAGTGACAGGAAGTCAAGAGTTTTTTGGATATGCGTCAGTGTTTTCAGCAATCTTAACCCCCTCATATGGTGCAATAACACGACGATAGAATTCAATCTTACAACACTCAAGAGCACCTACAATATCATTGAGTGCTGTATAGCAAAGCTTGTGGTCATCTACGTATTGTTGACAAACCTTTGTTATAAAATAATTTAATTCTCCAGGGTTTTCAAGGTTCGGGAGAGCATTGAGGCTTTTCGTGAACTTTGACCTATCTTGCTTTTTAATGTAGGGCATAACTCTATAGTAAAATTAAAAAATTTTAAAATCAAGCTTGAAATTTGTTTTTTGACTACATAATATACATCCAATGAAACGAGCTAAGGTAAAAAAACTTCCAAAGCAAACTAAAACAGTTAAGCCTGATGTAGATGACGGCAAGCCAAAGAGCAGGGTTATGTCCTGTATTGTTACCGGGCTCGAACGTCGGGTATCAAAGCTCGGTGTTGCTAAGGGTATTAAGAAGTTTGGAGATTTACATGCCTTTATTGAGCATTATGTAAGCAATGAAGCTAAACGCTTACTCAAACAGCGAGTTTCTCCGGAAGAAGTACAAAAACAGTTACGACCTGATAATAAAAAGCCATTCTCTATCGACCATCAGGTCCTTGCCCGTCTTAAACTTCTCAAGAAACAAAGATTTAAGAAGATCTCCATTGAAGAGGTAAAGCAGATTTCAATAAAGTGGGTACCTAAAGAACCTCAAACCTACGCTTCAAGAGAAACATATATTATTGAAAATACAAAAAGCGGAGCATGTATAGCACCACATGTTTTCCTTGATTCCGATCGCTGTTGTAATCAATGTCAATACTCAAAGCATTGTTTAGCGCCCATTAAGACGTTCTCCAAACGCTATAAAGCGGCTTAGTACCCGTCGTACGTCTTTGTATACTTTACATGACGTAAAAACTCGTCTTCTTTTTGAATGACAGGTACCGGTGTTTTCTTTTCGTACCTAATAGTATAAACAATAACAATATCACCAATCTCCATAAGGAAAGCTAAGAGAAAACAAACTAAAGCTGTAACATCAGCGCTTAACAATGCATTAAAAGAGACTTTAATAATATTATCAGTCCCCATGATCTTTACAGGTGTGAATCTTGTGTTTAATGTCGAAGCAATAGATGAAATAAGACTGTTGGCGTCAATAACAGCGAATTCTAATTCCTTAAAGCTTGCTGTTTCTTCTATACTCTTTTTACACGCAATAATTTTATCATCGAGCAGTTTGTTTGATTTTTCAAGCGCTTGGAGTTTTTCTACTGTCTCCTGATCAATTGAATCGTTTTGTTTTTTGAGTTCGGTTTTTGCTGCTTGAATCTCGATATCGGATTGTGCTTGTAATTTACGGACCTGGGCCTGAAGTTCTCTAGCTCTCGGACCGTCACCAGCTTTTCCCTTTACCCCCTGTCTCTCATCAATTGCCTCTTGATTAGCGTCCTCTATTTGTTGTTTTAAATCCGTGGATTTAGACGTAGTTACTTTCTCAATCTCAGTCTTTTTATCTCTACTTTCATTATTAATTTCAAGCTGTTGTTGTTGAACGGCTTTCTTACTTTCGGCTTCAAAATATGAAAGAGCATCCGTTATCTGAACCTTACTATCTTTTAAACTATCATGAATACCGGTTTCTGAATACAACCCTGCAAAATCAAATATAGTTGGCAATAGACTTAAAAATAAACTTAAAACAGCTGCCTTTATAGGGAACTCCTTTCTACCAAAAAGAATAATCTTAACACAGTACGGCAGACCAACGACAGCAAAGCTTGCTAAAGCAACTAGGAACCAATTCCACGAAATTAGAATGACACCTAAGGCATGAAAAGCAAAGCAATAGGCTACAAAAATAATAAACCAATAGACAATATCAATAGCAGCTGCAGCTATCTTGTTATTAGTGTTAAACCCAAAGATAGTATGATACTGTGGGAAT